AGTATCAGACAGGAGTAACTAGATGGGCAGATGTTATACCACCCGTATCAGCAATGACATATAGAGTTAGAGAAATAGGAGGAGCTACATTAGACATACAGGAAATATATTTTGGAAATAACACAATAGATTTAAAAATAAGTCCTGTTAGCCGTGATACTTATTTATCTTTTTCCCAAAAGTATCTCCAAGGAAGACCGACTACTTATTATTTTGATAAATCATTATCACCGAATATTAATCTTTGGCCCACTCCGACTAACGATTATCTGGTGCTACAGTATTCGTTTGTAAAAACAATGTACGATGCAGGTGAGTTTTATAATACAACATCAGTGCCGGCTCGTATGTATCCAGCTTTAGCAGCAGGTCTTACATGGATGCTTTCCGTTAAGTATAAACCGGAAATGGCAGATGTTTTCAAAGCTCAATATGATGAAGTCTTTACACTAGCAACATCTAACGATAGTGAGAATGTTGATATGACAATAGGATATGATTTAAATAGTTATTATGAGAATTGAAAAAAGGCGTTATCAGTGCGACCGAAGCTGGAAAATGTATGAAGAATTACATAAGCAATATGAATGGGCGGGTAATCATAAGATATGGACAGGTTTATGGGTAGGGATAGATGAACTTGATAAACCTAATGAACAATTAAGAACGCCTTTAGTAAAAGACGATCCTAAACCTGTAACAAATCCAAGACCTTTTACAGTAGGACCATTGGTTAATAATTAACAGGTATGAAATGTTTTTACTCAGTGTTTGCAGGTTAATAACTTCACCTATATTTAATATTTGTCATAGAGTAATTTTTTATTGGGAAAGAGATATAGCCGCTAAAATTTATCATTCAACTAAACCGGTTGTTCATAATGAGAATAAGTACGATTGTTGTTTTAAATGTTGTGATGACCAAGCTGAAGAAAATACAAGTTTAATAGGTAGCATATTAGATGTCTGATCCATACACACTTAGAATATTAGAGTTAGACGGAGGAGGGGAGAGAGGATATCTATCTCTTAATTTCTTATCTCAATTTGTTCAGTTATGGGGAATTAATCCTAATGAATTATGGAAATATTTTGATGTTATATGCGGCACTTCCATAGGTGGTATGATGGCACTTGCTTTAGCTATCGGTAAAAGTACTGATGATTTATCTCCTTTATTTACAACTCAAGGTAAACTTATTTTCAGCACAAACGGCACTCCCTCTAATGTAGCAACTACTGCTGATAAAATATATTCTTTAACTATTTCAGGTGTTCCTTTTTACGCAACAGATCCAGGTACTGGTTACGGATCAGCATTACTTACTTCTCAAATACAATCTTTGTTTGGTTCTATGACAATGCAGGATTTACTTACTAATAGTATTATTCCTACTTATAAAGTTAATTTTAGAGAAGGAACAAGTAACATAGACACAGGTACATATACATTATGTTCTAATGCTAACTATATTGATTTTGTTGGACAAAACGAATTAATCAGTAATGTTGCTTTAGTTACTTCAGCTGCTCCTTTTTACTTACCTTCTATTGTTTTAAACGGAACTGCACCCGGAACTTTAAATGGTAGATTTATAGATGGAGGAGTTTATCAAAACAACCCTTCTTCTTTTGGCAGAAACCTAGCTACTATTTTAAAACCTACTGCTAATAGATGTTGTGTTTTATCTATAGGAACAGGACTTGGTGAAATGGGTTTTGACGATGATGCGCCAACAACATTACTTGGAGCGAGTGCTGATCCTATTATTAGCATACCTAATTTATTTTCTCTATTTGATATATCCGGTACAGGCGGTCAAGAATCAATTTCTAAAAATTTATATCTTGAAGCTACTTACAGCCTTAATAATTTATATTATTACAGGTTTCAACCTAACCTGGATATTAATTTAGATACTGAATTAGATAATACAACAGATGAAATATTGGAATATTACGAAGATACAGCTGCAACATGGTTCAGCAATGATATAGATAATATAACTACATTTTTAGGGCATCTAACAGCATGAAAATTAAGTTTGATATTTTACATAATTTTATATCACCTGTTACAGGCAGGGTTCTTGCTGACTATAACTATGCTTTAGTTGGTAACAGACAAGGAATAGCTACCCCTTCACCGGCATTAATTGATTTAAGATTAGATTTAATAAATTTAAGACGTGATTATAGCGTTTGTGCTTCAGCTTCTTTTATTATAGGTTTTCCAAATTCACAGTTACCGAATGCTCAGGTTTTAAATAGTTTAGCAGACGGAATTTTATATAACACGGCAGGTATTGTTAGCACAACAGGTGTCATACCTCCTTCTTCTCTTCCTAATTTAACACAAGGTAATGTTTGGATAGGTGATGATAATAACAGACCTAAAGAAACTATTATTTTACCTTTAGCTAATATGGCTAACCTAGCCGAAAATAAATTATGGCTAGGTAATAGTAGTGGAAGACCTGCTGCTGCAAGTACTATTAAAACTGGAAATCTACCTGGATTAGATCATAACCGAATATGGAGGGGTAACGGAAGCAATAGACCTGAGGCTGAAAAGCAAATAGATGAAAGTAACTTACCGGATTTAGGAGTATATACCGGAGTTGAACACCCGTTAATAGAGGGTAGAGGTAAAATATGGAGGGGTGCTCTTAACTCTTCTTTTGAGGCAATTACAGAAAAGTCAGATGACTTAAGTTTACTTGAGATTGATGTTGATGAGTTAGAACTAGAAGTAGATTTTATAGAAGGTGAAATATTAGCATTACAGGGTCAAATTGCAGCATTAGACGCTGCAGTAACTGCTCTTCAAGCACAAGTAGTAGCTTTAGATGCGGCGGTAACAGCTCTTCAGGCTCAGGTAGCTATTATTGATGGACAAATAACAGACTTGAATAATAGAATTGATAATCTAAGACTAAACACCATACCTGCTGACGGTGATGTCTCTTTTTACAATTATAAATTAATAAATCTAGCTAATCCTGTTAACCCGACAGACGGAGTTAATTTACAAACATTGGAAGCAGCTATAGGAACAGCTACTAATATTACAATAACCGGATTTGTGGAAGGTGGACCGCCTATAGCAGGGGTTATAGACACAATAAGAACACCCGGTGATTTAGACATGGGTGGTGATAGAGTTAAGAATTTACAACAAAACCCGGATGAAGATTTTGACGCAGTTAGTTTTACTTTTCTTTGGGATTTAATGCACGATAGGGTAGAAATATTATGGCCATGAGCAGTATAACAGTATCCGGGATAACACCTGCGTTATCCATCCTTGGGGATACACAACAATTTATTTTCAATCAACCTGCTTCTTCGTTTCAGTTACAAAACCTGTTTGTTCCGACAAGTTTAATTACACCTCAAACAAGTTTTGAATTTAGGAATAATACTTTATCGGGTTTTAGGTGGATTCACGCTACTAATGATACCGATACTATTGGTAAATTAACAATTCAAAGTTACGTTGGAGCAAGTCCTACCGGATTTGATTTTATTAGTTTTAATAACGATAATACAATAACTTTTAATGTACCTATAACAGTACCTCCTGTTATAAACGTACAAGGTTCGACTCAAACTATTTCTTACAGCGCAGTAGCGGTTCAACCTGTTTCTTTTAATTTATTAAATAATTTTAATGCTAATGATCCTGGGGAATCTTCTTTAACAGAGTTTAATTTTGTAAATAATAACGGTTATAAATATCAATTTTTACAAGATACTCCTTATTTAAACACGGAATACGGAACTTTTAATTTTAATTTGATTAACAATTTAGGATCAGTTCAAAACGTATTTACTGTTGAAAACACAGGTGGAACCGATACAACTGTTACTTTTGCAAATGACGTACCATTACTTGTACCAGCTCCGGTATTGGATCAACAAGCCGCAAATAAAGGTTATGTGGACGCTATTGCTGCCGGTTTTAGTTTTAGAGCTCCTTGTTACGCAGCTACTACAGCTAATTTAACGGGTACTTATAGCAATGGTACATCAGGAGTAGGTGCTACACTTACTAATTCAGGTGCTTTAGCTGCATTAGTAATTGATGATGAAGCTGTTAGCGTTAATGATAGGATTCTTGTTAAAGATCAAACCACTCAATATGAAAATGGTATCTACGTTGTAACAGTTGTCGGTGATGGTTCAACGGCATGGGTATTAACTCGTTCTACTGATTATGACACTGATATTGAGATACATCCGGGGACAATTATACCTGTCGAAGTAGGTACTATAAACTATACTACTATTTGGCTTGAGACACTTGTTGTTACAACAGTTGGAACAGACCCTATAAGTTTTATAAAATTTGCATACGGGCCTTCTAGTTTCTTACAAGTACTTAATAATTTATCTGATGTTGATGACGTTTCTACATCAAGAGCTAATTTAGGTTTAACTAACGTAGCTATTCAAAACGTTACAAATAACTCAGTTTTAATAGGCGGAGCTAGTGATTCCATTGTTAGTTTGGCTGTTCCTGTTCTAGCTAATAGGTTATTTATATCAGGAGCTTCGACAAGCCCTAACTGGTCTAATGTTACATTAAAAAATGTAAGTAATAATATATTTTTAGGTATAAATGCAGGTAACGCAAATACTACAGGTAATGACAATCATTGTTTCGGTATAGATTCTTTGTTAAATAATACCGGAGGTAGTGATAACGTTGCTTTCGGATTAGAAACATTACGTAATAACTTAATAGGTAATGGTAATTCGGCTTTTGGAACACAAAGCCTTTTTTACAACACTAATAGTTTTAATTCAGCATTCGGTTATCAGGCTTTACAGTTCAATACGTCAGGAACAGCTAATAGTGCATTTGGATTTCAAGCTTTTAACTCAAATGTTTCCGGTAGTAACAATTCTTCTTTCGGTTATCAAAGTTTATATTCTAATACAATAGGTGAACATAATTCGGCATATTCATATCAAGCTTTATATTCAAATGTAGACGGGGATTTTAACACAGCAATAGGTTATCAATCCTTAAGAGCTAATATAGGAGGTGGTTGTAATGTTGCTGTTGGTGATAGGGCTTTATATTCTTCAACTACTGCTAGTAATAATTCTTCTTTAGGTTACCATACTTTATATTCAAATACTACAGGTGAATATAATTGTGCTTTTGGAACAGAATCTCTTTTTTCTAACGTATCGGCTAGTTATAACTCTACTTTTGGTAATCAAAGTTTGTATTCAAATACAATAGGTGCAAGTAACAGCTCATATGGATATCAAAGTCTTTTTTCTAATACAACAGGTGATAATAATTCTGCGTTCGGTAATAGCTCTCTTTTTTCTAACGTAGGAAGTGATTGCAACTCTTCTTTTGGGGTTGAGTCTTTATATTCTAATGTATCAGGAAGCAATAATTGCGCATATGGTTATAATTCTTTACATTCTAATGTGGGAGGAAGCAA